GGCTTGTTGGTCAAGTCTGTATATGAACCACTGAACAATGTGGGTTTGTTCAGTATAACTCCTAATCCACTAGATGCAGTCCAGTTGCTTTGTACCTGTGCCGCAGCCCCAGTTAATAATATTTTGTTATTGGCATCATCATAGGTCACAGTGATGTTGGTGTGACTGGCATGTGTGAACAGGGGTGCCGCATAGTCCTGTGCCAACTCTCTCAAGTCTGCACTAGTACCACCGGTCAAGGTATACAGTTCGGTAAAGTTTGTATTAATTTTATCAAACGCTGTGCGCAACGGATCTCCGTTGCCTTTGTTTGCCGATGTTCCGATGTTTATAAGTTGCTTGGTCATTATACTCTCCCTATTGCCACTTCGATTAGGCCAATGTGATCACTATCGTAATCCGCTAGTGCCTTACCGATAATAGTACCTGCCCGTGCTGTTTCACCTGCACTGATTGCAACACCGACTATATCGCTGGCAATGATTAGGTCACCTTTCTTAATCTTACCAACTACGCGACATGGTACACGACCTTGCAGCGCAACACACGCTCTAATGCCGCTTAAGCCACTGTTCATGATGTATGCTGGATCAGTTGATACTACACCTGCTACTTTGGTAGTTCCGTTAACGTTGGCAGCAGTGACTTCTGCACTGCCACCAAACATCATTACCCAACCCACTGCATATTCTTTATCGCTTGAATAGTATTCTGCCAAGTCGGCATAGGTAGCTTCTAATCTACTTGCGCCAGTTAGCGACCAACGTCCAGTAATATTGCCAGTAACAGTTTCACCGCCAGTGGTCAGTGTACTGCCGCTACCAACATTAATTGTACTTACAGCTCCTAGTGTAATACTGCTACCGCCAAGCATGGATATAGTTGCGGCACCAAGACCTGCCTTGTCTCTAAACTCATGCGATCCAGCATTGTACACTGTCTTTGATAAACCAGTTCCTCCCTGCATTTGTATAGCAGTATTACCGTCGTATGCAAATAATACATGTTCGCCAGTAGTAGAACTAATTCTACTGCTTCTTAACGCATTTACTACGTTTGGAGTAGCTAATCCACCATTGCCGCCATCTGATAATTTTATTCCGCCGCTGGCAGTGCTACCTAGTGTAATAGTATTGGCAACAAAATCTCCGCTATTATCGCGTAGTACCAATGTGTTTGATGTGATTGCCGAGGTATATTGCAAACTGCTGGCAAATGTCTGCGCTCCCGGTGTTGCTGAGGTAACTTGCATTATGCCAGTTAGACTGAATGCATCTTTTCTCAGTGCACCACCGCCGGTGACCACAGTATCAAATGATACTTCGGCCGGGTTGGCACTAACGCCGCTACTATTACCTAACACCTTACCAGTTGCGATAGGACTTAGACTGCCAAGTGTAATGCTGCTTCCCTTGAGTTGAATAAAGCCACTAGTCGCAGTAAACTGAGTGTCGTTGAAACTTGCCAATCCTTTTATTGCTACACCAGCAGCGCCAACACCTGCATTGGCAATGGTTTCGATCTTGCTCAAAGAAATTGCTGCACTAGAGCTAATCATTGTATTGGTAATTTGGCCAGCGCCAATTGCAGTGCGAATTCTTGAACTGCTACTGTCTCCGGTCTCTAAAGAAAATGTAATCGGACCGTCAACCGCTGCATTGATAATATGTGTGCCATTACCGGTCATTACCAATAAATCGCCTGATTGAATATTGTTATCATCAAAGTCTTGTAGTCTGCCAAATGTTAACCAGCTGTAAGGAACAGCATCTCCGCTTCCCGACGGATTACCTAGATCGGTAACAGTATTGTTACCCATTTTAAGATTACCGGTCATGCTTATCAAACCCTTGCGATCTACAAAGCCGCCACCAATTGGAATTATTGTGCTAGACGGAGTAAGACCGCCGGTGTGTGTAATACCAAGACGTTTTTCAATGTAGCCACGAACTGCCTGCTCTGTTGGCACAGTATCAGCAGCATTGTCTGTCAATGCGTCATCTGTTGAAAATTCACTAATAGCAACACCGCGCTTGAATCCCAGACCATTCAAGTTGCTCAGGGCAATACTTGCACTAAATGTAACAGTACCAGTACCTTGATTAACTTGAAAGAACTCGCCTACTTTAAAATTACCATCTTGATCAGTGCTTACAAAAAACACACGCCCTTTACCAATCTCCTGCACCTCTTTGGAGCTGGCTGCTGAAGTAACTGGCGGTCCGTAAATGTTGTTTGGATAGTTACTATCAGCAAAACTACCAGTACCAATTGACAACATGTCATGCCCTGTGGCACGCATAGTTGAAATATTAACACTGATGTTACCGGTCAATCCGGCAACTTGTACTGCTCTAGCAGCATTAATACTATCATAGTTACCAAGATTCTTTTGAAAAGGTTGAGTCAGTGCTGGGGTAAAGGTTACTCGGCCGTACACTGTTCCGGTGTCTGTTGTACCACCCACTACTCCCGGCGGCAAGTATGCTGTGATAGTATGCACAGTATTGTGCCAGGCAAACTTCATACCCACGACCCTAGGAATATCATTTATACCTATACCAATACAGGCAATTTGTGTATCGTTAGTTCCGCCGTGACTGGCTGGGTATCCCACGCTAGCTGAGGCAATATAGTCATTAATGATAATTTGTCCGTAAGGTTCGCGTAGGTTAGCATATCCTTGACCAGTATTCTGCGAGAAAGCCGCAGCACCAAGAGAATCATAACCTGTGCCGTTTGCAGAACCAATATTAATACTGAACGAATTAGCATCAATTAAGGTAGTCACATATGCAGACGTTGCTGGATTACCATTGGTGCCACCGGTGAACGATACTAGGATAGTAGTTCCATTGGCTATACCATGTGCTATCGAGGTAATGGTTGCAGTAGTTCCACTCCACACAAACGTTCCAGTCTGTGCATTGACCAAGGTAAATGATAGTACACGATACACACTTGTCAGTTGATCTGCAAGCACCAACGCAGTCGATGGACGAACTGCAACAACTGCATTTAAACCGTCAATCCACAGTGTTCTATTTTGTCTTATGGTAACGTAGTGTTGATGAGGAATGGAACTATACAGGCCAGTTGAACCCACACTTACCGCGCCAGCTGATAGATTTAACTTGTAAACTGATGAGCTGTTATTAGCAATAAAGTCATTTTTAGTTGCAGTTCCTGTTCCGGTTCCCACACCTGTGGCAATAAACACAGTTCCGGAAAGACTGTTAGCAGCACCGATCAGTGTGAAATTAGTAGTGCCGGTGGCAACTATTGTGTATTTTATACCCACAACAAACGAACCAGCAACAGTTGCTGTCGGTACCGTGGACGGCACCAATGCTGAACTAGTAACTTCATAACGAAATATTCTGTTTAGTGGACCATAAAATTTAATTTCAATCTCACTTTGATTGTTGGGCAAGTACAGGGCACTGTCAACATACACAGTTAATCCCGCTGCGGTTGGTGCATATTCCGAGCTTGTGGTTGTTGGGTATGGTGTATTGGTCCAACCAGTGGCAGATAATGTGTCACTGGATGTATTCAAGAAAGACCCAGTTGCTACCAGTGTTAAGAATGTTCCTGCTGTTTCAGTCACAGTGGTAAATGTACTGGTCCATGCACCGTTGATAAATTTTTGACCTAGTGTAATAGCAGTAGTAGTTGGCGTTCCGCTAATTTTATAACTACCGTCGTTACTGACTGTGCCGTAAATTGTAATATACTGATTAGCGGCAAATCCCGATGTTGTGAAGTTAACAACACCTACACCGGCACTGGTAATAGTACCAGTGTTAGTACCGCCGGTGACTCCGATCACAGTACCTGATACTCTAGGTAATATTGGCAATACCGTAATACTTGTTCTTCCAGTATTAACGTCAACAATTGTGCCAGTTAATCCGCTGGTCGCCTGTGTCACAACAGTGCCAATTGTAGCAACGCCAGTAATGGCCGTGCTTAGAGTCATAGTGACCGGAGCATATACTCTTGCAGTCTGTACTAGATCGTATTTTAATGTAATGTCGTCCGGGACTTCTAACGGATCACTACCTTCTGCTTTTAGAGCATTTTGACCGTAGGCACACGATCCATTTAATGAACGAATCTGTCCACCGTTCAATGAATAGTAGGCGGTATAGTTGTAGTAGGTAAACACTGACACAGCTTCGATCAAGCCGTTGTTAGTGGCAACCAATCCGTAGCCAAGATCATTAACCTGTGTAAAGTCATTGGACAACATTGAACGGTTACCAGCAGTGATCAATTCAATAGCAGTGTAGGCAGTTCCTGTGCCACTGCCTACGCCTGTGGCAGTAAATGTTAATCCGATAGTGTTACTTGCTGCACCTATTAGTGTATAATCGGTATTGTCAATAGTTTTAATTGTGTATAATAATCCAGCAACAAAACTACCAGCAGTTACTATACTAACAATTGAAGTTGGTAATGGAGCACTTAGATTAAGAACTGCTGATCCGTCAATGTTACTGTAATTAATGATAGTTGATACCGAGTAACTAGTTCCGCCGATGACAAAGGAACAAGGAACTTGTGGCTGACGAGCTAATCCCAATACACCTAATGTAGTGTAGCTAGTGCCCGATGTTGGAGTACCAGTAGCTGATTTGTTTAACGTCCATGTTATTCCAGTTCCTGAAACAATATAAGTTCCGGCAGTAACACTACCGCCACTTAGTGTCATTCCAACATTAACAGTTCCACTAGTCAAACTGGTAATGGTTAATGTTGTTCCGCTAATAGTAGAAGTAAATGTTGCGTTTTTAGTAGTACTGGTTGCTGGTATGGCTGCTGTTGCAACGTTGCCAGCAAAGCCATCAACAAATTGACCACCTGCAAATACCTGACTGTTGATACTGCGAGTCAGACTAGAACAGGTCTGTGCATAAGGTGACTTGGTTCTAATTTGTCCTTCCGGGTCAAAGACCATGGTAAATCCACCATGACCTTGGAATGTAATATTGCGTACCATCACTGCATCATTGCATAAGAATACATCTAATTGATCATTTGGCAACGGTGGATTAAAATTAACATCATTATTAATAATGCCTATCACAGCGTTGGTTAACTGAGTGACTGCATCTGTTGATCCTGCATTGATTGTGAGGTCGTTGGTAATGGTAAATGTTGCAGTTGGTCCAGCAGTTTCAGTGGTCACTGTTTCTAACACAGTAATAGTAGATTCACTTACTGCGGCAACGGTATATGTTGCATCGTTATTTACAGTACCCGAAACAATAATTCTATCACCGGCTAAGAAACCAAGATCAATAAAGTTAACAACGTTTACATTGCTACTGGTAATTGCCTTAGTTGATGCAGTAAAACTAATAATTGATGACTGGGCTCGGGCAAATACCTGTGGTACAACATTTTGATAACGATAGCCAACGTGTGATCCAACCACAGTATATGGAGGAATTAGTGTTAACGGATTGGTAATTAATGTTTCTGCAAGATCGTGTAGGTATTGATATGCTTTGGTTGTTTCTTCTAACTGATCCGAAAGGACCAGCGCCGAACTTGCTTGATAGTAGGTCAGTGCCGCAGCAATGGTTCTTTGGCCACCGCTGTATATTAAGTCGAATGCCATGGCATCCACAATGATTCCTACATCTCTAGCACATTTTTCTTTATTATATTTGAACGTACCCGAATATCGTGCGGTTATATAATTAGCAGCACCGGCACTGATAGTAATTTGTGCAGAATCAATAAACGTTTTTGCTGCCCGTAGCTCGGCTGTGCCTGTGGTAAATGTTGGAAAAACCAGTGTTGGAACAGTTGCTGCTGTAGTGTATGGAGCAGTAACATCAATACTGTTAACAACATCAATGACATTGTCTAGTTTTAATCCCAACGCTGTTGATGCTGTAGTATCTGTTAGTGCATCAGTAATACCCAATGTGGCTTTTCTAACTTGTGTTTGTGTATTTGGATTAGTGCCAGTAGCAGTTACTGACACAGTCTGATCACGTGAAATACTTTGAACTACAGTTTTCATACGACCGTATGCAGCGGCCATGTATGCTTCTTGTCCTGGAATTCTAGACAATATACCCGCGGTGTTTCCAGCATTTTCACCTATTGCTGACCCAGTTACATATTCTAGAGCTGCGGCCACGGTTCGACTATTACCGCCGTAGGTTAAATCATAAACTAGAGCATCAAGAACATAGCCAACATCTCTTTCGTGAGTTGAACTACTATAATTTGGAATAGATGATACTGTATAGTTTGCAGCCAACCATGCTGATACTTCTTTTTGTATAAATGTTCTATTGGCAATTAATAATACTTTTGCATATCTGTTTGGATCCGAAAGTCCAGTTGGGTTAGGATATTCCAATGCAGGCACTGCGGATAAGCCGTTAGTGATAATGCGAATTACGTTATTGAATCCAATGGTTAATGCTGCAACAGCATCGGCATTTCCCGACACTGTGGCAATTGTTAGTTGTCTGGCCTTGCTAATACCTGAAATTATTTGTGGTTTTTGCGATTCTAAAATAACATTAGAGTAGGCAATAGCAGCGGCTATGCCTCGATAATTAGACCCTAATACCATATCGGATACCACAGCATCAAGTATTAGTCTAAGATTTCGCTGGAACTCAGCTGGATCATAGCTAAATGCACTGGAACTAGCATAGGTAAAATCAAGATATGCTGTAACTTCAGCTTGGATAAATGCCTTGTTTAGTGTTAAAATTCTAGCAGCATTACTATGATTGCCGTAGTTAACTACTGGATAAATTGGTCTAGTAATGTCCGTTAGATAGTGTCTGCCATATGTACTGGTTTGATAAACGGTCCATTTTCCTGCAGGAACAGCAGACAGATTAATAAAATCATCGTGTACTACCAGTGTAAAAGAACTTGCGCCAACTGCGGTAATAACACCTTCTGCAAATTTAGTGGAGCCTGATTGGGCAGCACGAAAGAATCCTCCAATCCATTGTGATGCATTGGCGGGTACTGTAGTACCTAGAGTAACTGTAATAGTTCCTGTAGCAGCACTTGGAGTTGCAGTGGTAAATGATGCAAGGTTACTGCCAATATAGTCAGTCAATCTTAATCCATCGAAGACCTTGTCACGACGGAATACTGATGCTACCCATGGGCTACCGCTGATGCTGTTACGTGGGCGAATGATTGCACGTCTAAACTCGTCGCCTACAACTGATACGTTTGGTGGAAGTTTAATTGGAAAGTTTTCAGTGTATATTCCAGACTCAACTAGAATTGTAATTTGTACAGCCTGAACCGCATCACTGTATCTTACCTTCTCACCTGCTATGAATGTACCAGTAACTGGTGTAACTACAAATATTTCATTACCACCGTTCAATACCGGATTAATAGATACAATCTTTGCCAATGCTCCACTCACGTCACCTTGTAGATATAATCCAGGACGCAGGTCGTTTTCATAGTCAGTGCGTAGACTAGCGGTGTATAACGATAGATTGAATATACCACCGCTTTGGTCAATGTAAGAAATAACTGAGGCTTCTGATTGTCCGCCGTCATAGGTTAGAATTTTTTGGTATGGTCCAAGTTCTAATGGCGTTGCATTTATAACAGCTTCTGCTGCTTCACATGCACGTTGAACAGTTCTAAAAGCATAGGACCAAAAGCGTCCACGTTTGTTCTCCGGAAGGTCAGCACGATAGTCTGTACCTGATGTTGATACATAGAAGTTTACAGTACTAACATAGCTACTATTGTCTACGTATTTTTTGGTTGCAGCAATTAGGCCATTGAAATTTCTATCATCTGACACAACAGGATTTCTGCTTAAAATTAACGGCCCTGTCATTTTGTTATCAGGGAATCTGTCACTGTATCCACTTTTTAGTAGACCCGAGCGCAGGTTCATTGCATCTTGTGGCTCAGTTGGGTCAGCAAGAAAATTAATCTTTTTGTTACTGGCGTTTAAATCGCCGCCCAACTGTGGACTTGTATCAGTGATAATACTACTTCTAGTATTGGTAATAACAATACTGCCCGGCGTAGATGTTGTGCTGACATTGATACCGCCTGCACCTTCTACTCTCAAAAACTCCAGACCAGCTTCTGCTGCATTTACCGCAAGGATTTTACCCGCTTGATTGTTATATGCATCATTACCATTGGGAACATCGGCTAGGTTTGTGAACTTTTGTCTGTCACCTAGTCCTAATGATGTGTATAATTCTGTAAAATTATCGTTGGTTTTTCTAAAAGCTTCTCTGATGCTATCACCTGTAGCATCATTTCCTGCTGTACCGATATTAATTGGTAGTCTTGACATTGTATTACCCCGAGAAAGTATTCTTCTATCATTATTTAGCGGATTATTTTGTAAGCCGGATGTAAATACGTTATGTTCATAAAAACACAACAGGCTACTACAACATACACTCGAACCAGTAAATTAGGTCGTGAACATGCGCACCAACGAACAAAGACTGTATTGGTGTTTAGGTGTGATAATTGTGATGAAGAGTTTTGTAGGGATCAAAAATCAGTTGATCCAAAGCGTACAAGCAACAACTACTTTCATGTCTGCACCAATTGCGATGCAAAACGCTTTGCTCAAAAGAAAGGAGTAGAACGTAGACTAGTATGGGATATGTCTGTGAACAGTTCAGCCGATATTAGTAGACTATAGTAAACTACTAACATAAATAAATCACAAGGAGATTTCGATATGATCGGATTTATTAAAAAACTATTTGGTGCAACACCAGCAGCACCTGTTGCTGAACCAGTACCATACAAGGTAGAAACAACGCCCGTGCCGGAAGCTGCACCTATGCCAGTTGGAATTGAAGCTATAGTAGCTACTCCAGTTGTCGAAGAGAAGCCTAAAGCACCCGCAGTAGCACCTAAGAAAGCACATGTACCCAAGAAACAACATGTTGCCAAACAGCCTCAGGCACCCAAGGTAAAACTACCGCAAGCACCTAAGCCAGCAGGTACAAATAAAGGTCCTAGAAAACCTAAATCAAAGCCCGCAGCTTAATCGCTGTTCATGCAAGGCAAAACTAGCTAGGTTTTTGCCCTTTGATTCGCACATGATATCGTGTGAGTTAAGAAAGCTCAAAGCCCATTCATTCGTTGCTGTATTCCAGTAAAAGTCTGAATGAGCTCTGAGCTTTTGCTTTTT